TTATTGAATTTGAATTATTAAAACTTATTTCACTTGTTAAATCCGAAGAGCCGACTATTGTTACTCCTGAAGAAACCGAGCCGAAAGAGGACAATAAGATACAAGAAATAAAATTATTTAGAAACCTTTTAAATCTATAACAAGATGGAAGAAATTAAAAATTTAGCAAATGACATCAACACAAAGTTTGATGCTAACGCTAACGCTTTATTAAGCGTAAAAAGTGAATTATCTACGATGGTAGAAAAAAGTATTGATTCAGTTAAAGCTGAAATCAAAGCAGTAAAAGATGAAATGGATAAGCAAGCAGAAGAAGTATCTCGTAAGAGTGCAGCTAAGATTGCGTCTACTAAATCTATCGGTGAGCAAATCGCTGAGAACTTGGATTCTAATATGGCTATTGCTGAAAAAGAATTGAAGTCTTCAGGTGGTTCATTCACTATGAATTTAAAAGCGGTTGGTAATATGTTATTGTCATCTAACTTAACAGGTGATTCAGTAGCTACTTACAACCAACAACAAGCAATTTTGCCTTCGCAAAAATTGAACTTTAGAGATTTAATCCCTACTGTACAATCAGCGACTGGTACTTTTGTAACTTACAAAGAAAGTGGTTCAGAAGGTGCTATCGCAGCGCAAACTGAAGGTGCTTCTAAAGGACAAATTGATTACGACTTAACAGAAGTTAAGACTGTTAATGCTTATATCGCAGGTTTCGCAACCTTCTCTAAGCAAATGATGAGGTCTTTACCTTTTATTGAGCAAACTTTAACTCGTATGTTAATTCGTGATTTCTTTAAAGCAGAAAACGCTTCTTTCTTCGGTACTGTTTCAGGTGCTGCTACTGGTTCTACAACCGTAACTGCTACTGATGATGTTGAAGAAATTATCCAATTAATCGGTAACCAAAAGAGTGCTAACTTTAACGCATCATATGCTTTAGTTAGTCCTACTCAAATGGCTCGTTTAATTATCTCTACTTACAACAAAGGTTACTATGCAGGTGCAGGTGCGGTTATTCTTAACGGTGCAGGTGGTTTGACTATCTTTGGTACTCCAGTATTCGAGGCTTCTTGGGTAACTGATGACAAAGTGTTAATCTTTGATAGAGATTACTTAGAAAGAGTTGAAGTTGAAGGATTAAATGTTACTTTCTCTTACGAGAATGGAACTAACTTCGTTCAAAACTTAGTAACTGCAAGGATTGAGTGCTACGAAGCGGTGAACCTAATGTTGCCTACAGCTGCAATTTACGCAGATTTAGGGAATGTTTAATTCACATTTGCTATAAGCAATTAATAAAAATAAGAGAAGGTAGGTACTTAATTGTATCTACCTTTTTTTGTTTATATTTGGTCTATGAAAGGTATCTATAAAATCACATCCCCAAGCGGTAGAGTTTATATTGGGCAATCAATTAATATTGAACGAAGGTTTAGATATTATAAAGGAGTAGCTTGTAAAGAGCAAATTAAAATCTATAATTCTTTATTAAAGTATGGAGTAGATGCTCACATATTTGAGATATTAGAACTTTGCGATATTGAAGAACTAAACAATAGAGAAAGACATTACCAGGACTTATACGATTCGGTTGCTAATGGCTTAAATTTACTTTATGTAAAGTCCGAGCATTTTAATGGTGGGCATAGTGAAGAAAGTAAAAAAAAGATAAGTGATTCTTTAAAAGGCAGAACCTTTACTGATGAGCATAAGTATAAAATAGGATTGAATAATAGCCGAAGGGGAATGTCTGATGAAACAAAAGAGAAACACAGGTTAGGTAGATTAGGCAAAAAAGCAAGTCCTGAAACAATAGAAAAACAAAGACAAAGTAAATTAGGTGGTAAGCGTTCTGAAGAAACCAAAAGGAAAATGTCCGAATCTGCAAAGAAAGTTGTTAAGAAACCTATATCAGAAAAAACAAGGGCAAAGATGTCCGAATCCCAAAAAAAGCGTTTCGCCAAAAAATAGAAAATTGCTAAAAATATTAGTAACTTTGTATTATGTATAAATGCACAGTCAACATATCACATAACGGTAGGAAGTATAATAAAGATAACTACTACGACCTTGTTTTAAGCGATAAGATGAAAGAATTTATAAAGGTTGGCTACTTTACTGCAATCGTAGATAAAGGCGTTACAAAAGAGTTTAAGGGCAAAATAAAGAAGAAATAATATGGCTAATATTAAAATATCAGAATTAAATCCATTATTAACGGTAGAAGATGCGGATGTATTACCGATAGTGGATAATGCGGTTACTAAAAAAGTTACTGCTGCAATTCTACGAAGTTACACAGAAGGTAATTCAGTTTTATTAACAGGCGCACAAACTATCGCTGGAATTAAGACCTTTACTGCTCAATTAGCTTCTACGGTTGCTACCGGTACTGCTCCTTTTTCGGTTGCTTCGACTACTAAAGTAACTAACTTAAACGCTGATTTATTAGATGGTTTATCTTCTGCTGATTTTGCACTTTCAACAAGAACATTAACCGCAGGAACTGGTTTAACAGGTGGCGGAGATTTAACCGCTAATCGTACTTTTGCTATTGATAGCACGGTTGCAACTTTAACAGGAACGCAAACATTAACTAACAAAACTTTAACATCTCCTATAATTAACGAGATATTAGATAGTAACGGAAATGAAATATTAGGTTTTACACCTATTGCTTCTGCTACTGATTATATTACAATTAAAAATGGTATCGGTGTAGGTGTTCCAGTACACATTTCAGCTACGGGTTCAAGTGCAAACACTGGATTACATATTGAGCCAAAAGGAACAGGATTAGTAATGATTTCAGATGGTACAGATACAACCAAAGGAATTAGATTTAGAAGTTCGGGAAGTGCTACAAGTGCAGTTACTTTAATTGATGCAGTTTCTTCAGCAGGGAGAGTAATTACTTTACCTAACGCAACAGGAACTTTAGCTTTAACAAGTGATTTAACTGCTTATGTGCCTACAACAAGAACTGTAAGTACAACAAGTCCTATAATAGGCGGTGGTGCTTTAAGTTCGGATTTAACTATATCTATTCCACAAGCAAGCGGTTCGGTTAATGGTTATTTAGGTTCTACTGATTTTGCAACTTTTAACGCTAAACAAAACGCAATAACATTAACTACAACTGGTACTTCGGGTGCTGCTACTTTAGTAGGTTCGACTTTGAACATTCCTAATTACGCTGATACCGACACAGGTATAACTTCTTTAAACGGATTAACTGCTTTAACACAAACTTTTGCAGTAGGAACGAGTGGAACTGACTTTGGTATTTCTTCTGCTACTTCTACGCATACTTTCAACTTACCAACGGCTTCGGCAACAAATAGAGGTGCTTTAAGTAGTGCTGATTGGACTACATTTAATAACAAGGCTTCTACTGCTGATTTAGCTAATTACTTACCTTTAGCAGGTGGAACTTTAACAGGTGCTTTAAATGGTACAAGTGCAGTATTTGGTTCAAGTATTACAAGTGGTGCAACAGGTGCTTCAGATGGTAGCTTAATTTTAAATAGAGCAAGTGATGGATTAAGTGTTGCAAACTTTTCAATAGATACTACAAATGGCTTTGCAAAATTATATACTGAATATACATTTTTAACATTTTCAACTGAAGGAGCTGAAAGAGCAAGATTTGTTCAAGGCAATTTTCTTTTGGGAACGACTACAAATTCGACTTACAAGTTAGATGTAAATGGGAATACAAGAGTTATAGGAAATATAGTTGTTCCTTTTCAAGGAAATGGTTTTATTGGAAGTTCAGCAGATAATGGTTTATTATTTGATGGTTCAGGAAATTATGGATTAGCAGTAAACAGTAGTATTGGTCTTGGTTTAATATTTGAATCAGATGGTGGAACTGCAAAAGATTTCTTTATAGGAACTGGAAATAGCGACCCAGATTCGGCTACAAAACTTTTAACTATTAACACAACAGGTGCAGCTACTTTTTCTTCTTCGGTAACTACGGGAGGAGATGCAACAATCAACGGAGTAAAAGTTGGTAAAGGTGCAGGAAATATTGCAAGTAATACTACGGTAGGTTTAACTGCTTTAAATGCAAATACAACTGGTTCTAACAATACTGCTTTGGGTAAAAACTCTTTAACTGCCAATACTACGGGTAGTTTAAATTGTGCGATTGGTGTTAGTTCTTTGATTAATAATACGACGGGTAGTAGTAATGTATCTATCGGTTTTCAATCTTTATTTTTTAATCTAACGGGAAGTAATAATGTTGCAGTAGGTCTTTCATCATTACAATCCAACACCGCATCCAACAACACCGCCGTTGGTTATGAAGCTGCTTTAAGTAATACAAGTGGAACAAATAATACTGCAATAGGGCTTTCTGCTTTACGAGCAAATACAACTGGTTCAGCAAATATTGCTATTGGTGTTGATGCTTTAAGTAGTAATACTACTGGTAGTTCAAATTCAGTATTAGGTGTAAATGCACAAAGTGGAAATTATAGTGAAAGTGTTATTTTAGGTAGAAGTGCAGCTGCAACTGGAAATAATCAATTTGTTGTTGGTTCTCCTTCATATCCTGCTGGTATCGTTAATTTAGGTGTTTTAGCACCAACAAAGTATTGGACTGTTAAAATTAACGGAACTGATTATAATATATTAATAGCATAATATGACAACATACACTTGGACAATCGAAAGTCTATACACACAAACAATCGCTAATGAAGCTGATTATGTAGTTATAGCAAATTATTTAGTAATAGGAATTGATGGCGAATATTCAGCATCACTTTCTAACCTTGCTCAATTCTCAACGGAGAATGTAGAAACTTTTATTCCTTACGAGGACTTGACTAACGAAATTGTTGTTGGTTGGGTGCAATCGGAATTAGGAGTAGACGGAGTAGCTAATTTAGAGGCTTGTATTCAAGGACAAATTGATTCTTTAATCAATCCACCTGTATCGCCTATTAACACACCTTTACCTTTTTAATTATGGATAACAAAACCTCAAAACAAATTATTAAAGAAGCATTAAATATTGCAATCTCAAAAGGTTGCTTTGGTTTAATCGAAGTGTCAAATATTGTAAAGGCTATTGATTTTATCGAAAGTCAGCCCGATATTGAATTTGGAGAAATAGAATAAAAATGTAACTTTGAATATGACAAACGAACAAATATTTGGAATATTAGGTCAAGGACTTGATATTGCTACACAAAAAGGAGTATTTAATTTAGGGGATGCAAAATTAGTAGCAGATGCTTTATTAGAACTTAAAAGAGTTTTAGACATTCAAGAACCTATAAAAGAAGATGATAAATAGTGAA